AGAGGTGGCAAAGTTACTTCTGTTCGTAAACCAAACAGAGCATAAGGAGAAACAATATGCCTAGTAATTATCGTTATCCCGGCAAGTCGGACTTTGAGAGTGCGGCCCCTGCTGGTCGTATGAGTGATGCTAATGAATCCTCGCTATACCGTGAAAAGATGGAAAGTGATTTGATTGGCAGCACCAAGGAAGCTTTTAAATCTTCAGTATCCGTTCCTTCTCCTAAAGGAAACAATATTGATTCTTCCTTATGGAAGATGGCTGACGACCATTCGATCTACTCTAAGTAAGGGAAAGAATGTCTTTGGAAGATCAAGAAGCTGGTGCTATAGAGCTAGATGCTGAAGAAACTCCCGGTGTAGTAGAATATATAAAACAACGGTTTACTGAAGCTGAACACGGCAGACAGACAGACGAACAAAGGTGGTTGAATAGTTATAAGAACTATCGTGGAATTAACGATGGAACTACTACCTATTCTGCTGCTGAAAAGTCTAAGGTATTCATTAAGATTACCAAAGTAAAAGTCTTAGCCGCTTTCGGACAGATTGTAGATATTCTATTCGCTAACAATAAGTTTCCTATTACAGTATCCAGTACTCCTATTCCAGAAGGAATTGCAGAGTTTGCCCATATTCCTTCGCCGGAAGAACAGCAGCTTCCTTCTGAACTTAAAGATATGCCCCTTAATCAATTAGGTTTTGAAGGTGGGGACATACAGGAGTTTCTTTCTGGATTAAAAGAAAAGTATAAAGGCTCTTCTTTAGTAGAAGGCCCTTCAATTCTTGGTACAGCACAGATATCTCCTGCCGATATTGCTGCCCGTAACATGGAAAAACTAATCCATGATCAAATGACAGATACAGGTGCAATGACTATTCTTCGTCATGCTATCTTTGAATGTTGTTTGTTGGGAACAGGTATTATTAAAGGCCCGTTTAACTTTAATAAAACTGTACACAATTGGCATATAAGTCCTGAAGGAGAAAAAGTATACGAACCTTATGATAAAATTGTACCAAAAATGGAAGCAGTTTCCTGTTGGGATTTCTATCCTGATCCTTCTGCAATTTCTTTGGATGATGCAGAGTATGTTATTCAACGACATAGGATGGGCAAGGAGCAACTGAGAAGTTTAATTAAACGCCCATACTTCGATAAAGATGCAATTGATTCTGTACTATCAGAAACACCACAGTATGAAACAAGACATTTTGAACCTGAAATTCATTCGGAAGGGGATGACTATCTCTTTACCGATAAAAGATACGAAGTCTTTGAATACTGGGGAATGCTGGATGCAAACACCGCCCGTCTATTCGGTATTGAAATTCCTGAATATATAAGTGATTTAGATTCTGTACAAGTAAATGCATGGATTTCTGGTAATAGAATTCTACGCCTTGTTCTTAATCCTTTTGTTCCCGCTCGTATTCCTTATCTTGCTTTTCCTTATGAACTGAATCCATATCAGTTATTTGGTATTGGTGTAGCGGAGAATATGCAAGATACTCAAATGCTGATGAATGGGCATATGAGAATGGCTATTGATAATCTTGCTCTAGCAGGAAACATGGTCTTTGATATTGATGAAACACAACTTGTCCCCGGTCAAAATATGGAAGTATTCCCCGGTAAGATTTTCCGTAGGCAATCTGGGCAAACAGGCCAAGCAGTAAATGGTCTTAAATTCCCCAATACTGCACCGGAAAATCTACAGATGTTCGATACCGCTCGTAGGCTTTCTGATGAACAAACAGGTATTCCTTCTGTCCTACATGGACAAACAGGAGTAACAGGTACTGGTAGAACTGCTGCTGGCCTGAGTATGCTTATGAACTCTGGTGGATTAAGTATAAAAACAGTTATTAAAAATGTAGACGATTTCTTATTGAAACCGTTAGGAGAATCTTTCTTCCAATGGAATATGCAATTTAATGATGATGATGCAGAGATTGTTGGTGATTTAGAAATTAAACCAAAAGGTACTTCTTCCATCATGCAGAAGGAAGTACGAACACAACGTCTTACAACCCTGCTTCAAACTGTAGCTAATCCTATGCTTGCTCCATTTATCAAGATTCCGAATTTAATGAAAGAACTTGCTATTTCTCAGGATATTGATCCAGATCAATTAGTGAATGATCCTAATGAAGCAGCAGTTTTTGCAGATATTTTAAGAGGACTTATGGATGCAACTACAAACAGCCAAGAACCTTCTCCCGGTAGTCAACAACCCCCAAGTATGGGAGCCGATACAGGCGTACCTACAGGAGCAAATCCAATGGACCAATCGGGCGTTGGTGGCGGAAACATCGGAATTGGAAATGCGCCGGTTGCAGGGGAGAGCAATTTTACTGGAAATGTTGTCCCAATCGAAGGAGCGGGTGAAGGAAACTTTGAATAATTTCGAGAGAGAAAAAAATAATGTTCGATAGCAACGAAATGGATCAGCTAGGGTTTGCTAAGAAAGAGTCTAATATCTTTCCTAGTAGAAATCCTATTGCCGGTACTGAAGAGAAACAGGACAGAGAAACAGAGTTTGCGTCACTTGTTAAACTTTTTGATATGATGGAAACAAAAGAGAATAGCACGGATTCTTTTGTCAATAACGCTCTTCAGCTTTCTAGAAAACAAAGTTTGGAAAAAGGAGGTAAAGTCAGCTACCCCTCTTATACTTCTCTTCAACTATCTCAGACTTCTTTTCAACCAGATGTTTTGTCTAATATAGAAAATGCTGCTAACACTGGACAAACAGCGCAAGATGAGCTAGATCTTTTAATTGGTGATGATCCTCATGCTGATACAGATACTCCTGATCCTGATTTAGGAGCAGGAAAAGGTACTATTGGTTCAATGATGGAAGGTTGGCAGCAGCTTCATGATGAGGTTTTTTCGAACTGGGGACTTTTGCCAGCATTAAAAGCCACCTTCGAAGACCTTACTGAGACAGAAGAAACCCCTCAAGAAGCAACACAAGAAGCAACGGATGCAGCTACAATAGCAGCAGCAGCAGAAGGCCACGGGACTTCTGGGACTTCTGGGACTTCTGGGACTTCTGGGGTTGCCGGGGAAGGTTCGGAAGGGCATGACGCAAGCGACAGCAACGAAATGGATCAAGGAGGACAAATTAAAGGCCATCAAGATGGTGAACAAGTACTTTCAGAACCAATAGCACCATCGGAAGAACAAGCAGATACAGAGCTAGATGATTTAGGGATAGGTCCTCTAGGTGTAATTAATGATCCTGATGGCACAACGGGAGTTGCAGATGATTTAGATATGGACCTTCCTGTTGGTTCTTACGTTTTAAATGCGGAAGCAGTAGAGTTAACGGGAAAAGTAAGTATAAATAAAATGATTAAAGAAGCGGTTGATCTTGCTATAGAAGATGGAGTAGACCTTCCAGCAGAAATTAAAACAGCAGAAAAAGTTCCTATAAAAATTTCTAGAGGAGAAGCAGCACTTCCTCATCCTTTAGACATGTATATAGGAACAAGTAAATTAGAAAAAATGAATAATCGTGGTTTAAAACTAAGAGAACAACGAGAAGGTGAGAAAGCGCCTGTCGAAATGGCTGCTGCCCCTTCTCCTGAAGAAGATTTATTGGCGCAGGTACAACAATCTGTCGCTTAATAAAGTATGAACAGATACCCGTAAAGGCCCTGTTCGCAAACACCTAAGATGTGGACACCCAAAGTTATACCTTTGGCCCCAAGGAGGTAAATATGATTGATACCAAAGAAGAGGCAAGGGAGCAAACCCCATACCAAAATGAATACCGGCAAAATTTAGAAGGCGAGGAGCAAGAGAACCTTGACCTTTCCGACTTCTCTGAAGAGAATACTCAGGAAGATGAAGGACTAATTGCTAAGAAACAAGAGCATGATTGGAAAAAGAGATATTCCGATCTAAAAAGTTATCATGATCGTCAAAAGAATGAATGGTCGCAAGAGAAAGATTTGTTACAAGCTAAGTCTAAATTAGCAGAACAAGTACAGGTTTTCTCTGAAACACCTAAGACTCAAGAAGAATTGGAAGAATTCAAAGAATCTTATCCAGATGTCTTCGGAGTTGTTCAGACGGTTTCTCAACTTCAGGCTGATGCAAGAACAAAAGAACTTGAAGAACGTATTGCTCAGTTACAAAAGCAGGAACAAACGGCACAGCATAAGACAGCAGAACAGGAGCTTCTCGTATTACATCCTGATTTTATTGAATTGAAGGAAGATACAGAGTTTTTGGATTGGCTGGATAAGCAACCGGAAGTTCTTTCAAACGGTATTTATAATAATCGTTCAGATGCACAATGGGCCGCTCGTGTAGTTGATCTGTATAAAGCAGATAAAGGTATCACTCGAAAGTCTAAATCTAAAAAGAAAGATGCAGCAGAAGCAGTTACTACGTCTTCTAAAGCATCTCCTTCTTCTGAGAATGAAGGGAAAAAGATTTGGACCATCTCTGAAATTTCTCGTCTGAAACCTCATGAATTCGATAAGTACGAAAAAGAGATTGAGGCAGCAAGACAGGAAGGAAGAATCCAATAACATAAGGAGATACTAAAATGGCTTTTGGAGTAGCAGCCGGATATAGTAACCTACCTAATGGTAAGTTTCTACCGGCAATTTATAGCCAAAAAGTACTCAAATTCTTCCGTAGGTCATCGGTTGCAGAAGCGATT